TGCGGCAGCGGCTTATCGGTCGCCACAGTCGCTGAATCAGCGGCACTATCCGCGCTTTTGCCAGCGTTCTTCTCGCTCTCACTGGCCGCGCTGGTTTTATCCGTCGCCACAGTCGCTGAATCAGCGGCGCTTTCCGCGCTTTTGCCAGCGTTCTTTTCGCTTTCGCTGGCGGCAGCGGCCTTATCGGTCGCTACTGTCGCTGAGTGAGCTGCGCTATCTGCGCTTTGTGCCGCATTCTTCTCGCTCTTGCTGGCTGCGCTGGCTTTGGCGGTGGCGATGGACGCGGAATCAGCGGCACTCGCCGCGCTTTGTGCCGCATTCTTCTCGCTCTTGCTGGCTGCGCTGGCTTTGGCGGTGGCGATGGACGCGGAATCAGCAGCACTCGCCGCGCTTTGTGCCGCTTGCTCTGTGTTTTTCGTGACAGATTGCGCCGCTTGCTCTGCTTTTTCCGCCGCATTTATCGCGTTGGATTCAGCATCGGCAATGCGCTGAAACCACGCGGGGGCGAGTTCGTCCACCGGCGCATTAAGCAGCTTATTGAGGTCGCTTGGCGGCGTGTCGCTGTAAACGCGGAATGTACCGACACGCTGACACGGCATGCCGTCGCGATATAGCGTGACAGCATACGCGCCTGGTGCGACATCAAAATCATAGCCGCCACTTTCGTCTGTCACGCGTGTCTCTCGCGTGTCATTCAGCACGATTTGCGACGTTTCGAGCGCTTTGAGCTCAATTCGCACATCAGACAATGGCCGACGGAACGGATCGCGCAATATGCCGTGAATTTTAGCCATTTGTTAACTCCTTGAGTTGTCCGTTTTCGACCACGCCGTTTGTGATCCTTTTTTCACTCTCAATCACATCAATGTCGTAGTGTTCGGCGTGATCGTCGGAAGAAAAAAGCGGTCGGTAATCGTCAATGGAAAATGCGCACTTCGGTGTCATGACGACTTGCAGCACGCGACCGCTTGAAACATCAAAAATGTGGTAATACATGCTATCTCACTGAGTTGATTGCATTGATAGCCAGCTCTCGGCCGTAGGGCGCGGATGACGACAAGCCCGATGTGATCACAGCAGTGAACCCGTGCTCGCCGATCGCCGGTGGCGTAACAAACTGCATCGTGTACGTATGCCAGCGCGCAAAGAGGTGATTACGTGCGTAAATTTCGCCGTTGGGTCCATACACGCGCAGATACGCTTTGTATTCTTCTGGCGGCTCAGCGCTTTTTGATGACCACGCAAACACGTTGAACGTAATCACAGCCTGGCTACCTGCGACACTCGGTATGTGGAGTGTGACGCGGTTGCTGTTTGATTCTGCGCTGTGCACCGATGTGGCCGCGCCAGTCGCGAGCTGAACGTGTGTAAAGTAGCCCTCCGGCACGATCAACTTATTCGTGCGTATCGTGCCATCACGCGCAATGTGCGTGTGATAGCCTTGATACTCACCGCCCTCGCCAAACATGGCCTCAGCGCCAACAATTTTGCCGCCTTTTACCACTGGTGCGTTGATTTCAATCCCCGCGACAAGCTTGTCGCCGCGAATGGTGCCAAGCGCGACCAGGTTGCCATCGATAAACAGCTCTGGTGATGTCCAATAGCGGCCATCGTACATGCGGCTTTCGATGTGTTTGACGGTGCCGTCATCGTTGAGCGCGTAGAGCGTAAACACGGTATTTGGCGCTGGCGGCATACCGAATTGCGATTCAAACAGCCGTGTGGCGGTGAAGTTGCTCGGAAAAACGCCGGTGTCGGTTTTCATCTTGAACACGCCGCCGCTGCTCGATGCTAAATCACTCGCGCCGGATACACGCGTGCCATCCAGCAAGCGGATTTCGCCTTTGAGCACCAAGGTTTTAGCGCGGTTGTCCCAATAGAGATTTCGCTCTAAGGTGTCGGGGTCGGTGAAGCTGACAAAATCGCTGAGAAAATCAATCGCGCTGGCACGGTCGCCAGCGGTGATGGTCATGCCAGTGATGCGGTTGTCGTTGTTCACGACCAACGCAGCGCGGTCAGACAGTAAAACAAGCTCAGAGCTGTGATTTTCTACCATGTCGGTCAAATCACGCGCCCAGTCAATTTTGGGAATTTCCGGCGCGATAATGTCGAGTATGTCATCTGGTTTGAGTAGCGTTCGCACGCTATCGATGGTTAACGATGAGCGTCCAACGGCGTTAAGCGCCTGCACACCGTACCAATAGAGCGTATCCGGCGATCGGCCTTGATGGTTGAGAATAAACGCACGGCCGAGTTTGTGCTTGCGCTGCTCGACGTCGTCACGCGAATCACCGAAATACCACTCATACTCAGTGCCAAGCGTGGCCGGTTCGGCCAAATCTGGACGCGCTTCGACGGCAAAGTTTGTCGGTGTGAAGTTAATGCCGACCGGCGCGGCTGGCTCTGCGACACGAAACTTCACCGTGGCTTCTGCGCCTTTTTGACCGTATTCATTGACGCCGCGCACACGTGCGGTGTAACGGCCAAGCGGTAACGCCGCGAGTTTTAACTCGGTTTGCTCGGTACGCTCTCGACGATGCACACCGCCGTCACGAACTAAAACGACCTCAAATTTGAGGCCGTCGGTGGTGCGTGGTGTGGTCCAGTGAAGCCGGACTTGATAAACGCCAGCGTTATCCGGCGGCTCCATTTCTGCGAGCAAGTGCTCAACCGGCGGAATGCCACCGCCGTATAGCGTGCCGCTGTCTTGATCAATCTCGATGCCATCTTCGATGTATCGATGTTTGTCCGGCTCGTGTTGCAACGCCGTGATCTCAAACATGCCGTCTTTTTGCTCCGCAATGCCGATGCAGCGAAACAGACGCGGTTTGATACGTGCCGTGGCCAGCGTCCAGAGTGACATTTTGTCTACCTCCAGCGCTTCAACCAGCTCGACCTCATCCGCCGCAATCAGCGTGGCCACTTCGGCGCGTGCGGATTCGCCATCGCGGTTCATTACGCTAATAAAGCCGGTTTCGCCGTCGTTGATAACCACGTTGCGATCCAGTGTGAGGCGTTTGCCGTCTACCGCTTTAATCCGACCGCCGATGGTGGCTCCGGCGTAGTCGTTGTCGGCAATGCTGATAATGTCGCCTGGTAAATGGCGCAAGCCGTCGCGGAACGTCGAGAATGAGACGGTTTGTGTCTCAAATTGGTTTGTCGCTAAAAACCAACGGCCAGCGCGAATGGCTTGTGATTCGCTGGTACAGCCGAACGCGGTGAGGTTTTCAACGTGCAGGCCGTAGCGTGCAATCGCATCATCATCACCGACGTATGCGGTCGCTTCTTTCCAGCCGTTTTTCGGTGAGATGTATTTAACATGCACCGCCGTTTTTCGCGCTTTCAGACCACTGCTTTGGTATTTAAACAGGCCATCAATCACGTTGGCATTGCTGTAGTGCGCCACCGGATCGTGCGGTATGTCAGCACTGGCGGATAGCTGCATGCCGTTCCAGATTGGCATGGCGCGAAAGATGGAGCAAAAATCGCTCACAACTTGCGCCGCGTCGCGCGGATTTGAGATTGATACATGGCACGTAAAGCGCGGCTCTTTGCCGCCGTTGCCGTCATCGACCATCTGATCGCAATATTGCGAGATTTGATATAGCGACCATTTATCGACGCCTTGCGTGCCAATGCGGCGACCAAGGCCTGCGCGTTCGCACGTGGCCACGTCGTAAAATATCCACGCCGGATTGTCCGACCAAGCGATTTTAAAGGTGCCGTCCCACAAACCGCTGTACTCGCGGCGCTCAGCATCATAGTTGCTCGGCACACGAACGCGACGGCCACGCACAAGATAATTGCGGCGCGGCACGCCCGAAAATTGGCTCGAATCGAGCGATACGCCAACGAGTGCGGTGTGCGGATACGATAGTTTTTGGTCAATGATTTCGGTGTAGCTCGACCAATATGTTTTGTCTTCGATGTACTGCGTTTCGCTGTCCGGCGAGACGCGCGTGACGCTGATTTTAAACGGCGATTTTTTCGGGGCCGGTATCGTGATCGCTTTTAAATATTCGCTGGTTGTTTTGCCGCGAATGTCGATTATTTCCGGCTCACGGTCTTCGACTTCAACCAAAATTTGGACGTGATGACCGTTGGTGTCACCATTTTCTTTGTCTCGTTTGAGCAAGCCGCGCACGCCCACGGTAACACGCACATAATCCACATCCGGCGAGGTGACGGTGCGCACAATGCGCTCGCTTGATTTTAACTCAGTATTGACTGGCTTTTCGTTATCGACACAGTTAAAACCGGCCATGTGCGACTGGTGCGGCGTGCCTGGTGTCCACTCTACATCGATGCCGGTGAAGTTGTAGGTGCCATCGTCTGACTGCACCGGTGTGTCGTCTAAATAGACAGATTTGAGACCATCGACGGGTCCATCAATTTCGCCCTCACCAATAAGATCAACGATGGTGAGGCGCTGAAACGATTTGAGATTGTCTTTCGCTTCCACCGGTACGCGTTGTTTGCCGCCGCCTTTTTTACCCATCGTCTTTATCCGCTTGTCTTATCTCGTCGTATGTATTTAAGCCTTGCGATAACACTTTGCTGCCAACCATGATTTTTCCGTAAATCAGCGGCACGCAACTGCCCTGCGCGATACTGTTATCAAGGCTGTTAAAGTAGCTGTTTGAATCGCCGTTTTGCGCCACTTTCGGCTTGCCAGCGTCCGGCGTTGGCGCAAGCATCATCGCTGTACCGGCAATCAACATACCGGTGCCTGCTGCCGCTAAACCGACGGATAACGCGCCCCACGCGGCCAACGATGCCCCGCCAGTCAAGAACGCGGCGGCAACCATTGCCACGCCAGCAATCACGGAAATTAGACCGGAATTTTTACTTCCCGCCACTACCGGCACAATGTGGATCACATCATGGCTCATCGGTTCATTAAACACGGTTTGGAGACTGTCTTCGTTCACATCACGCTTACGCACGCGCACACGAAAATCGCCGTCGTTAAGCCGTGCGCGCAGACCAGGCAGTTGCACACACAGTGCGCGAATGGCCTCCGCTGGCGTTTTTACGTCAAGCTCGAATTTGTCGCCAAATCGTCGAAGATCGCTGTAAAATCTGACGGTTGCCATGCTTTCATTCTCCAAACAGAATGTGTGTGTTTAAGCCAGTAGCCGCTATACAAATCACGACCACTGAGGCGCTTCGGCAAATGATGCAAAATTTGCTGATTGCCGAGGTAGATGGCCGCGTGATTGGCTTTGTTCGATTGCAGTTGGATCAGAATCACATCACCGATTTGCGGCTCGCCGTCGATGCGCTCAAAGTCTTGGCTCTCGATGTTATCGACGTATAAATCCAGCTCGCCTTTCCACCAATCATCCGGCCGATGGAAATCATCCATCTCGACACCGCATAGCGCATAGGCATCACGAAATAACGTGTAGCAATCCGTCACGCCATGCTCGAATTCGCGGTGTAGCAAGTGCGGCACAGGCGGAAAATGCAGCACGGTGTTATCGACCGCGAGCAGCCAGTCAAGGCCGGTTTTGACTTGATTGATGCGGTCGAGGCTGGTTAAGTGGCGCGGCCCGTTTGGATGGCTATGGACCAAGGCGATCACTTCACCGGCGTTCTCGGCATCAATCCAATCGTCGGCATCAATCTCAAAATGCGAGACCGGATCGGCGGCAACGTTGCGCGCTGGCCAATACACATGATCGTCGCCTTTTTTGACAATCAGACCGCAACACTCCGCCGGTGCGGCGGCGCGTGCGTGCTCAAGAATCGTCGTGGCCGTAGTCTCTGAAATCATTTGATTCTCCTTGCGGTCGGAAAGCCGCCAAACGGCAACGAGCCGTTTTTAAATCGCAGCTTGCACGACGATAAGCGCTTGCCGCATCGGTCTTTTTCCATCGTATCGACCGGATTGTCTGACTCATCAGCCACCGGACCGCCAACGTAGCCACATCCGTCTTTGCGGTATTGCCACGCGCAAATGTCGGTTGTGATGATGCGCGCTGGAATTTGCGCGCCGTCTGGCTCGCTGGGCAGGCTCAGTTCATAGGTGGCAAACTGCCGGTCGAGGCTCACCGACCGCTCGATGACATAGCGGCTGATCACTTCTTGCGTTGGATCCGCTTGCGGATTGCCGTCTAAAAAGTTCGCTTCATCGAGGTGATGCGCGTAGATAAGACGGCGCGTGACGATACCGCCGACCATGTCATCGAGCGTGGCATTTAAGCCGGTCATCAAGCCAGATACGTTTGCAAATGACAGCTTTGGCCGGTTACTGGTGCCACGGCCGTTAAACTCAAAGCCTGTCGCTTGCACCGGATATGCGCGATACTGCTCACATTTCCAGATCACATCACCGCGCAACTCGTTGGTGCCAGCGTGAAAGCGGTAGTAATCGCCGCCGATTTGGATTAAATCCACATCAAACAGCTCAATAAGCGCCGATTGTTCGAGTTTTACCGACTCTCGGCGCATCGCTAATGGCATGTCTCTCATGCTTGCACCTCGGTGAATGTGGCTTTTAGCTCTGACCAGCGAGCGCGATCAGTGACAGACCAGGACTGACAGATAACAATCTTGTCCGTAAAGTCACCGTGAGGCTGATAAATGAAGGCGTGAGTGCCTTTATGCTCAACTAAGAAACAATCCATACGCTGTGTTTCTTCTGTCGTCGCACGAAATGTCACATCATATTCTGCCAAGCTATTATTGATGCCGTTCGGCGCGCGTTGGCTGTAACCATCACCAAATTTTGCTGTCACAACATTCGGATTTCGTTTTCTCTGCGCGCCTGGTCGCGGCGACCAATGCCAGATTTGCATAGTCACTCCTATGATGCGGCTAACATGCCGCCTGGTCGTAGTTGGTTTTGAATTACTTCTAACGTGGTTTGACGCGTTATTTGCGAGATTTGGCCAAGTAACGCATCATCATTTTGACGGCCATCGAGGTGATAGTGATTTTGTTGATGCACTACCACTTGGCCACCGGCGGATTGACCGCCGCGCGTCATGTTCATTACAGCGCCATACATGGCATCGATGCGCTGTGCGGAGTCGTTTTTATAAACGCGCTCGCCTTTATCAAGCAGCCACGTACCCTCTCGGGGCACCGAATCAATACCATCGTGCGCCATGCCTTTGAGCTGTGTGCCCTGAATGGTGCTTACAATGCCGGACGTTGCCGCCACCACTTGGCCAATGGCTGGTATGTTGGACGGAAACGGTAAAGAGGCCGCGCTGGCTATACCTTGCTGGATCTTGATGATGGACTCAGCAATGGCAAACGCTTTGGACGCAGCAAACATGGCTTTATAGATGCCTGATTGCTCGCCAGCAAACTCCTTAGCAATGTCAGAAATATCGCCAAATAAGTTAGAGTAGTTTCGCATTTGCGCCGCTTGTGCGGCATAGCGTTGCTTAGATGACGCTTTTTCAATCTCGGTTAAGCGTGCTTGGTGATCTTTCCAAATCAGCTCGCGCGCGGTGAATTGTTCGCGCTCCAATTGGTTTTGCAGCGCTTGGTTGCCAGCGGCCTCGCTGTAAGCGGCTTTGAAGTTATCAGATAGCGATTTCAGCCGATCTTGATAAGCAAAATCTTCTTCCAGCTTGGCGCGCTGGTTGGCGTTTTGCTGCAAGATAAGACGGCGTGCGTATTCGGTGGCAATGCGCTCTGTTTCTTCGCGCTGGCGTTGCACGGCGCGCATCGGTTTGGCGTTTGCGGCGCTGTCACCATCATTGGCCGCCGGTGTGTTGTAGTTGATGCTATCGGCATAAACGCGGCCAAGTTCCTCATAACGCGCTTGAACGTTAGAAAACCATGCGTCCACCGCGTCGCTTGGCGGTGGTGTATTCATGATCTCGGAAATCTCAAACGCGGTTTGGAAAAACGCTTGCTTGTCTTGTGCCAGGGTATTTTTATCAAACAGTTGCAATGGTCCTTGCGCGTTTATCGCGCGGATCTCTGCGGCCACCTCTTTGGCGGTGTCTGACATTGGAGCCAGCGCATCGAGCGACGCTAGTATTGGCTTAGTCACAAATTCTAAGATTGCATCGCCCATGTCGTGCAGCACATTCACGATACCCTGAACGCCAACTTTAAACGCCACCACAAAGGCTTGATAAGACAGTTGTAGCGTCTTAAAGCCAAGGTTTAACCGGCGGATAAAATCGCCAATTTTGGCAAAGCCTATCAGTGTGCTGCGGATGCTTGCCGCAATCACGACGTTTAATCCGCCTTGCTGCTTTGCGTAATTGGTGAATTGGTCGGCCATTGTGGCCACCACCGGCGCTAACTGCGTGGTTAGCTCCATTTTGATGCCGCGTTGAAGCTCTGACACTTTGAATAGCGCATCGTTGGCCATTTCAACTTTGGCGGCATCGATACGGCTAAGGCTAATGCCAAGCTGATCGGCCTCTTCGGCCATATTGCGCAAGCCATCCGCGCCGTTGCTCAGCATGTTAACGATGGCCACGCCCTCGCTATCAAAGAGCTTAAACGCTAAGCGCACGCGATCTGATTGGCTTTTTACGTTCGCGAACGCGTCAGCCAGCGTGTATAGCTGCTGGTCGGGAGTCATTTTACCAAGACGCACGGCATCAAGGCCCAGCTCACGGATCGCGTTTTTCGCCTCTCCGGTGCCTTTTGCCGCTTCTTGCACGCGCCGTGTCATGCGCTGCAAGCTCATGTTGAGCTTTTGCTGGCCCACGCCGGTAAGTTCACTGGCGTAATGCAGCTCGGTAAGCGCTTTGGTGGTAATGCCGATCCGGTCGGCAAATTTTGCTGTTTGGTCAATCAGCGCCGCTTGTTCTTTGTAAACAGCAGTGATAGCCAAAGCACTGGCTGCCATTGATGCCGCCATCGCCGCGCCAGCCGCTTTTGACAGTTTACCAATTTTATCTGACCAGTTTTTTGAGTAGCGCTTGGAGCGATCCATTTCGCTAACAAACTGCGCGCTGTTGGCGTATAGCGCGACGGTTAGTTTTGCAATATCAGCCATCGTCAGACTTCCCAATTATTTTTTCGATTGCAGAAAATTGTTTTTCCTGGTCGTGATGATCGATAAATCGCACCGGCGGCGTATCAGTTGGCTTGTCGTGTTGCGGGTATTGCAATTCAAAGTGTGCGAGCCAGAGCGCTAAAAGCTCGGTGTCGATGTCGTCCACCATTTCGCGCGGATCCAGCACTCCAGCTCGCTCGGCAACTTTAAAGCAAAGCTGCAAAACAGGATTATCGATTAACTTTTTTTTGCCGCCGCTTTGCTGCTCTCGCTCAAGTAGTTAACGTCCATCACGGCATCGAGCGCGGCGCTAATTTGGCCGTGGCTGTAAAGCTCTAGCAGTTGCTCTGCGGTCACTTCGGTGCTCAGTGGCGTGCCGTTATCGTCCACAATGCTATCGAGCACTAATTGCGCGCCAATCGTTACAATTTCTTCGTACTCGTTTTGCTCCTGCGCACGCGATTGATCTTTGATAAATGCTTGCACCCGCGCCGCGCTAAGGCGGCGGATGGGAAATTTACCGCCAAACATGGCCACCTTTTCAGTTGGCTGGGGTTTTGGTTTTAAAAGGCTGTCTTTTACGCTCATTACAACTTGCTCCGTTATTGTTTGGACCAGGCCAAACTGTTTTGCTTACTTGGCACCACAACCATCAATGGCTTGCCTTTTTCGATGGCTCGCAGCTTCCAGCCTGCGAGCGCCAGATCCATTGTGGCCACGCGGCCGTTTGGAAATTCGATCACCATTGTCACCGGCTCGCGCTTGGTCGCTTTGTCTAAAAATTCTTCTTGCGCGGTGTCGTCGGTCGCATCGATAAATGCAAACTCTTTGTCCGGCGCATCGGGAATATCGGCCATGTATTTTTTCTGATCGTCATCAATCAGTCGGTCTAACTCGACAAAGCCACCAGTTTGGCCGGTTTCGCCAATGGAATTGGCGTTTTCAAGCAGCTTCATATCCGCACGTTCTGCGCCAAGTGGACCAAAATAAACGCGCGTACCGTCGCCAAGGCGCGCAAATTTCGCCGGATCGGTTGGTTTTTCCATGTTTTCTCCTAGTAGCTAATGATGAAATCGCGCTCAAACCGATAGCCGGACTCGTCCGGCAAGTGGTCGATGCCGCCGCTTAGGCTCGCACTTTGCATGCACACAACATCTGGCGGCGCGCCAATCACGCCACTAAAATCATGCAGTGCTTGTGTGAGCTGGTTGGCCAGATAAAGGCCGGTGTCGGCGTCGGTGTGGTAGAGCGAGAAACGATACAGATCTTGGTTGATGTTTGGCGTGGCCATGTTCGCGTCAATCATGCCTGGTGATAGCCGCCGGAACACAACACAGTTGTTGTTATTGGGCCGCTTTAGCCAATAGGCGCTGATTTTTAACGTGTTCTCAAGCCAGCCAACCAGGGCAGGCTCAAGCATTTTTAGCCCTCGCCTTGGCAATCGCGTTTTCAATGCCGATGGCCAAGTTGCTTTTAAAGGTGTTTACAACGTGGTGCCGGTTGTTAAACAGCGACGGCACCATAAAAGGATCCGCCGCTTGCTTGGCGGTGCCGTACTCTTGCGCAATGGCTTTTTGGCTGTGCTTTTTGTTGGGCCCAACACGCACCGCCAGCGCGTTATTGCGGCCACCGTGCTTGCTGTCTAGCTTTTTCGAGGTGATCTTGATGCTGTCTCGCATGTGATCGCCCTCGGCGCTAGATTCGTCATAGCCTGCACCCATCGCCATTGATAGCGCGACGCCGGTCATGGCTTCGCGGCCAGCGCGGCGCAATACGCGCAAGCCTACCGCCTCGCCAAGCTCGGTGAGCGCATCATCAAGCTGATCCAGACCATCTACTTCGAATTTATCAAACATGATCACTCCAAAATGGTTGGCGGTGGTTTGCTCGGGTTGGCCTCGGCCGTCACCTCCACGGTTTGCCGTTTGGGGTCGGTATCATCCACGGCGCTGACGCGATACGCTCTGCCACGCCACGTAAACCAGCTATTGTGTGTGATACGTCGCCAGCGCAACCGAAACCGGCACGTGTGATGTGGCAAGTGTGTATCATTGACGCTGGTTTCTGAGGTTTGGCTTTCGAGTAGTTCCGCCGGCGCGCGAAAGGCTTTTTTTAGCTCGGTGATCGGTGCGCCACTGCGCGATTTGGTTTGCTGCGGCTGATAAAAAGTCAGCCGTTGGTTGAGTTTTCCGGCTTGCATCATATTTCCACCCACACATAAGGCGAGATAAGAAAGTGCATACCTAGAGGAAGTTGCTTTACTGCCTCTGTGGTCGTTGCCTCTCTGTTTGCGTACAAGTGGCCAACCATCAATAACACGGCGTGCTTTATGTCATCGGTCATTACTATGGCATGACGCGGCGCGTTTTCATCGGCTTTCAATTCATCTTTTGTCGCATAGATAGGTCGATTGATAGCACGAAAAACGGCGGCTTTTGCTGCCGCCGTAATACTTTCTAGATGGTCGGTTTCCGCCTTGGTCAGCTCATCTTGGTCAAGATTAAGCTGCATCGCGATTTCACTGAGTGTTATCATCGCTTTTCCACCATACTGCGGCTTTATTTCGCCGCTTTCGCGATACCCGCTTTGATTAGCTCATCCGCTGTGTGAGCATCGAATTGCGCCACATCCTTTGCTACATACACACGCCAAGCCTTTAAAAATTCAACCACCTTGGTGGTTTCCGTTTTTTTGGTTGTCATTTCTTCTTCTCCAAAAAAGCGAGCCGTCAGGCCCGCTTAGACCAAAAAAGTAACTTAATCAATACCCCACTTGACGCCAGTTGCCACGGCGCTAGCTTGGTCGTGGCGCAAGCCTAAATCGTGCTCGGCAATGATGCGCATCAGCGTTTGATCGCGTGAAAATGCACTGGTCAACTTGCCGTCATCGCCCACATAACTCGCTTCAGAAGAAATGGCGATACGGTATTGCATCGTGTCTGCAATCAATACCTGGCTAAAGTCCGTGAAGTAGATTTCTGACTCATTACCCTCGGCGCTCAAGTTCTCGGGGATCTGGTTGGTAAACATCGCCGTAAATCCTTTCAGGCGGCCGTTCGAAAGTTCGGGATAAACCTTGTTGCCGTTACCATCACGCAAACCCTCAAGGAATGTGAAGACAGATGGCGACAACACCCAACCACAAGTGATCATTGGCGCGTCAGCAAGCCGCTGCTTTTTTATGAGTGAATTTAGGAAGCTATCCACTGCATCAAGCTCGGGCTTGGTTTTTGCCACCGGCGCTTCTGAGGCTGGAATGATATGTGACTTGTTCGTTTGATTAAGAATGCCTACCGGACTGTCGTTCGAACCGTCAGAGCGTAAAAACGCAGAATCCTCAGCCAGAGAAATGGCATCGATCAAGTCTTCACGTACTAATTGAATCGCGCTGCGGCTTGATTGGCGGATCAAGTCATTCGAGATTGGCGTCAACGCCGTGAGCTTTTTAGCGCTGAATTTAATATCACCAAAAGTCGGTTTGGTGATTTTAATATCATCGCCCTCTTTGCCATAAGTGGCTTGGCCACGACCAGTTTTGCGCGGCATCGTCAAGTTGCCGTTTGGCATTGGGATGGAGCGCGCGCCCATACGACGCACAACAGTGCGTGGTTTCAGAAGCTCCACCAAATCTGAGGCGTAATCTTGATGAACCAGCACACCGCCCGAGTCTGGCGATTGGCTGTCAATGGCTGCCGCCATGTGTTCATCACCAAAATTACTTTCGGCAAATTCCGCCGCGCGACTAAGATCACCGCCACTGTGCGCAACCGCCATGACATACTGTGCAAATTTATCACCAGGCTCTGACGCCTCTTGTTGCACCGCGCGCTTAACATAAGGCGTATTGACCGGCTTTGCCGCCTTTGACGCCGCCAGTTGTGCTTTTTCTTGGCGTTCGATCTTCGAATCTAAATCTTCAATTTCTGAGGCGATCTGATCAAACTCCGCCAATTGTTCAGCACTTAAACTCTCACCATCCGCCAAGTTTGCTTCTTGATCAGCAATGGCCTGAATACGAGTCGCTTTCTCTGCGCGTGCGCGCTTCAATTCAGCAAGTTTTGCCACGGTTTTCTCCTATTTTCTCAATTGAATTGCCTTGGCTCGACGACCAATGCGTTTGGTTTTTGGTGAGTTCACACCGACTAGCTGACTCAGTGCTGATTTTGCGTCGTTCACTTCGTCAGCCAATTTGGCTTCAATGGCGCGTTGGCCATTAAATGTGCCCGCTTGTGTGTCGATAACCGCTTGCGTTTTCATGCCTCGATAACGCCCCACGGTATCAACAAAAAGCTGATAGGATTCATCCACACTTTCTTGTAAGCGAGCGTGTGCTTGCTCTGATAACGGTTGATGTGGGCTAAGGTCGGCTTTTTGGTCGCCAGCAAAGATCGGCGTCACGCGTATGCCCTCCGCTGCATTCGCTTCACTGCGATCAATGTGGTGTGCTATGACACCAATTGAGCCAACACCCCCCGTTCGCGGAACAATGATTTTTTCAGCGGCGGATGCCATTAAAAAAGCCGCTGAGTAAGCGGCTTCATTAACAATCGCGATAATTTGCTTTTCTTTCCTTGCCTTGAATATCCTCTCTGCCTGGTCAAATGCGCCAGCCACTTGGCCACCATGCGAGTTAATATCAAGTACAATGGTGTTCACTGCGTTATTCGCTAATGCTGCGTCTAGATCTTCATCTATCGCGCTATAGCTTCGTAATCCTGACATAGCGTTCAAGCCGGTGGGTCGATGCGTCAACGTGCCGGTCACAGAGATAACCGCGACACCGCCACCACCGCCAAGCGGCTGGCTTTCACCTTTATAGACAGCGTTGGCCATATCGACATCAAAGCCACGACGCTGCAAGCTCAGGTTGATGAGTGTGTCAAACTTCGCCTCACTCATCATGACCGGCTCGTTATAGAGATATTTTTCCATCAATGAGACTGTCACGGTCACTCCTTCTGTTTTTGTGTGGCGGTTGTGTTTGGGTTTTCGTACTTATCACCGCCAGGGTAAGGCGGCATGTTTTCTTTTTTGCGGCAGTCGTTCGGACTCATCATCCTTGAGCGGATGGCTATCTCGTAGCCCTCCATCCGCGTCTTGAAATCAGCCCTAACAATCGAGTCGAGCAAAAACTCGAAAAAGTATTCGCTTTCTTCATCTTCGAATAAAAGCGTTTGGTTTAGCTTTTCTTCCCACCGAACGCACCAAGGCAGCATGGCATTATTTGCATGCTGCTGGCCTTGGTGTTCGATGTTAGAAAATGTGGCTTTGTCCATTACCGAAACAAGGTGCGGCGCAACGCGTAAAAATCCGGTGATCTCATAGCGCTGAAATGTTCGGGTTTCTAGAAACTGGCTGTCTTCGTTAGACAGGCCAATGGTTTTGACCTCCATGTTTTCTGATAACACAGCCACACGGTTGGATTGGTCTAAACCTCGGTGAATTTTCTCCCACGACTCGCGAACATTTTCTTTAGCGTCTTTACTCAGTTTGCCAGGATGCTGCAAAACAAGGCTTGGTCTTGCGCTATTACCAAAAAAATTCGCGCCGTGTCTTTCGGTAGCTAACGATAAACCGATCGTTTCGGCCATGAGCTTGACCAAAGACAAGCCGATTTTGCCATCCTTACTCATACCTCTTAGGTGTAAGACGTCTTCGGCTGGCGCAATGCCAACGCCCTCACCAAAGTCATAAAAAAGATCGCCGTCTTCTGATTCCAATACGTTTGTTTTATCGGGATCTTGCGGATAAAGGCCAATTGGAACACCGGCACCGTCACGAAAAATGACCGCATAAGCGTTACCGCGTAACAGTACATGTAACTGCATTAGCTCTTTAAACTCAAACGGCGTTTGGTAGCGATTGGGTCGCACTTTTACTAAGTGATGCAGCGGATGATCTGTCGCGCGCTCTTTTCCTCCGTCACTGGTGCGGCGGTAAAGTATTAGAGGCAATTTCGCTAAGTCTTCCGTGATAACTCGGATACATGCCAACATGGTCGCTGACGTCAACGCCGTGTCTGGTGTGACTCTCACACCGGTTTTGCTCGATGCGCCAGCACCAAATGCCTCTCTAAGCTGTGATGACGGATCATCAAGCGTGTTGCCTTTAAGCGCACTAAAAATACTCATTCGCTAACCTTTTCGTTTTGGTCGCTAGCCGGTGCCGACTTGATCGCGAAAATCAAAAGCAACATGCCAGGAACAATAAAGCCCAGCGGCTGCCAAGCCAGCCAACAACCGTATGAAAGCAAGCCAAAGCCCGTCACACCGAGAAGATCGATTAGTTTAGAAACCATTACACTCCGTAATCCTCATCGTCATAGTTCGAGCGCTCGTCTCCCTCATTCAGCATCGCGCGATAGGCCGCCATGATCAGTGCCACCGCACCATCAATTTTTTGGTCCTCGCGTTCTTTGCGGGGGAATACGTTCTCGTTCGCGTCTTCTTTCGACACCACGTTAGAGATCATCCAACTCAACACCGGATTGCCATCGTGATGGAAACGGCCAGACTTAAGCGCGGATTCAAGCTCTTTCATACCTGGTGAAAGGTGCGCGGTGGTCTGCGGAATTTTGACCGGCGTTAATCCCTCCTCGCCAAGCTGCTGCGCAAGCTGTGTCGCGTTCCACTGATCGTGTGGTACTTCGCGCACTTCATAATCGCGCGCCAGCTCTAACGCATCGGCGGCTATCTCGTTGAAGTCAATTTCTGCGCCGTCCGTTTGTGTGAGCGCGGTGCCGCCTGAGTTCTCCCACTCTGTGGCTACCCACTTTTGATAGAGCTTGGTATTTTTCTGATCGGGGTCAAAAATGGTGTCTTCTGGCAAGTAATGGCGGCTAAAGCAGTAAAAATGCAGCTTCCCGTCATCCTCCCAACGCGCAAACAACATCACCATCGATGTAATATCGAGCTTGCTGGCCAAGTCGAGTGATAACCAAAGCGGCGCATCGGTAAAATCAGCCAGGCGCAGTGATGTATCTTCCGCGCGTTGCCAGTGCTCCATATTGAAAAACGCTGTAGAGGCGTTAACCCACACATTGAGGTGCTTGGTTTTAAAGGTGTTGGTGTAGCGCGGATTTCGGATCGCACGCGCCTGCTGTGCGAGCAAGTAGTCGGTAAAAACCGACACGCCAATATTGGGATTGGCTTTGTGCAGCGCTGCCGGTGACGTCCAATCGTCGCCCTCATCGATGGTGTAGATGATGCCAAACAGCTCATCGTCTACCACGCTGCCAGCCAGCATTTTAATCACGTCGTCGTGTAAGTCTTTACACGGGCCCGCCAAGTTGGAGCCAGCCGTGGTGATCACCAAAATCATTGGCTCACGGCGCGCGCCCATGCCGGTCGCCATCGTGTCGTAAAGCTCAGGACCGTCGTGTTCGTGGTATTCATCAACCACCGCGCAATGTGGACTTTGACCATCACCAGGGTCGCCAATCACCGGCTCAAATATCGAGCCGTCGGGTCGCTCCAACTTTTTTGCACACACTTCAACGTTAAATGCGCGGCGCAAGTTGACCAGGGCTTTGGCCATCAGCTTGGCGGGTTTGAAAACCTCCCATGCCTGCTTCTCTGTGGTCGCGCCGCAATACACTTCTGCGCCATATTCACCATCGGCGGTGAACATGTACAAACCATTTCCAGCAGCAATGATCGACTTGCCATTTTTACGCGGCACTTCGATGTAAACGGTGCGAAAGCGGCGGTGTTTGTCTTTTTTGCGCTCCCATCCATAAACGCAGGCATGTATAAACTGCTGCCAAGGCTCCAACCTAATGCGACGCGCATTGATCGGCTTTTTCGCCACTTCTCCTTTTGTATGCNNTCACCAAGCGCTGCATATAAA